CCCATGATATATCCTCAATTCAAAACTTGCTATCTCTTGAGGAGAGTCTGCCTAGTCAGTTAGCAAGTCGGGTGGTCTAGGTATATTGATTTATAACACTGTTTCTTGGTTTTCGCAAGGGCGATTACTCTTTCTGCTGTCCATAAACAAATTTCTTCCTTCTTCCGTTGCCCATGATGCAATCATTTGTTTTCTTTTAGATTCTCCGCGTTGCTCTGCCCCACAAGCAGGGCAACCACGGCCTTTTCTAAATTGAGCTGCATACTGAGAAAAAACTCCATGTGCTGGACAAATACAACCCTGAATGCGAACTAATGCCCCAGCGTATACAGCCGAGCTAAAGTCATATTTGGTTAATATGTCAGAAGGGAATTTTGCCATTACTTCAGAAAAATTGACCGGATCTTGTTTTTTCGCATTTCGCTTCATCACCTCCCTAGCTTTTGCCAAACCCTCTTCTGTGTATTTTCTGGGACCTTTAGGCACACCCTTTTGCGCTGCACTAATTTTTTCTTTTGTTTCTTCGCTTCTGGCTTTCCCAAGCCAATAGCGGCTTGGATTGGCAAGTTTTGCTTCGCTTATTTTTTCTTTGGTTGCTTTGCTGTGAAGCTTTCCTGCTCTCGGTGAATACCCTTCTTTATACAGCGCAATCAAAGAATTGCTTATTTTCTCTCTTGTTTCGGCCCTAGTTTCCGAGGGAGACTGCATTGAAGTGACTGCTGTGTTGTAGCAGGCTTCTGTGCCTACAAACTGAACCAAATACCTGTCTTCTATAGACAAGGCATTTTCGTCGGGAACCTCCTCTAAAATTTCAAAATCAAAAGCATCTGGGCCGTACTCATCCCATGCGGCTTGCAATTTTTTGCAGTGATGTTCACCTTTCTTTAATTGGTTTAAATGCTCCCATCTGCGTTTTTTAAAATTAACAGAACTGCCAATGTAAAACTCATCCGTCACCACGTTAACAATTTTATAAATGTGTGCCATACAACCCCCAAGAAAGTTAAGGTACAAGAGGATTATATCGCTTTCTGTCTTTATACGCAAGGGCAAAACAAAGGGGGCCGAAGCCCCCTTTGAAACCTTTGATTTTAAAGGCTTTTTAGCTTGAACCGGGCGAACCGAACATCCCGAGCGGATCGCTCCAGCCAAAGCTGTAGCGCTCGCGTGCCTTGTAGCGAACGTTACCCGTATCGAAGTCTCCATCCATGGAGTTCGACAGCGGTGTACGTACAAAGTGCTTCATGCCGTTAGGAACGTCGGTGGTGAGGTACCAGCCGTTCGTGTCGGTCAGGAAGTGGTTAACGGTGTAACCCTCAGGGATCGAACCGTTGTTCTTCAGAGCGTTGATGTCGTTATCGGTGGTGCCGACACGCAGTTCCGTCTCAAGGAGGCGGGTTGCAACGAACATCAGAGCAGGAGGAACAATCAGTTTCTTCGGCTTAGCGGCGATCAGCAGACCACGCTCGTCGGTCCAAGCGGCGATCTGAATAACTGCGGCCTCAAGCGAGGTCTCATTCAGGTCAGCGCCGGTCGAAGGACGGTTGCTGTTGGTGCCACCAGAGACCAGCGGATGGGCGGTGCTGAAAAGCGAAACGCCATCGCCACCAGTATAAGCCGAGGAGAAGCCGTTATTAATAACTGCTGCTGCCTTGACTTGCTTGGTGTAAGCCATACCGCGAGCCAGAGCCTTGGTATAACGAGCCGAAAGGCTGTCGTACAGGTTGTCCTCGATGGCCTCTTCGGTCAGCGAGAAACCCAGAGCAATGGTTTCGTGGTTGTAGCGAGCCGTCCAAGCTTCCTGTGCATTGTCATAAGCGATGGCTTGGCCTTCGTTTTTGACTGGTGCAGCAGAGAAGCCCGAAAGCTTGGTCTCTTCTTCAAAAGAACGCTCAGAGGTTTCTACTTCGTAGATCTCTTTGTGCTCTTCGCCGTAGCGGGCATACTCCAAACCAAACAGTGCATTAAGCCCCGGCAGGAGTTCTTTAAGTAGTTGGGCGCGTGAAATTGCCATTTTAAATTACTCCTTAGACGCTGGTGGCGTTGTAGTAGCCGTGGTAGCCAAAGTTCCACTTAACGAGAACCTCTGGATACCCGACAAATGCAACAGCCGCTCCGCTAGCAGCAGTGATGCTGGACGAAACAGTAACAGCCGTCGAACTGGTCACAGCCGTGACGTAGGTGTTGTACCCAGCGCCGCCTGATCCAGCCGTGAAGGCAGGAACAATGACTTGCATACCGGGATAAACGCCAGTGGTCGAAGCAACCGTTAAGGACGTGGACGAAGCCGCTGCGGTCAGCGACGTGGTCACCGTGACAGCCGACTCTTTCACCAAACCAACAACGCGGAAAGCCGCTGCGTTGGTATTGGTCTTAACAACGTTACCAGCGCCGTTGCTTGCGCCAGCCGTGTTGCCAACCACACCACCAGTGGAGTTGCCAGTCGAGGTGCTACCAACGTTAGCGCCAACGTAGTAAACGTTGGTTCCAATGAAGATCGGCGACATGTAACCAATCGTGGAGAGAGCCGTTGCGGTGTTAGTTGCAGCCGCTGGCATGGACAGCACAGCCGACTGGAACACCGTGTCAGGATCGTCAACAACATAGGCCACAGCGTCAACTGCGTTGGTGCTGGCTGGCCAATACTGAGCGCGTTGCTTGCCGAAGATTGGACCGCTTGGAGGCGTGTACTCGCAACCAACAAACACACCAACCGTTGCAGGAACAACAGTCTGTGCAGCTTGCGAGGTCGTGGAGATCGCCAAAGTGGTGTTAGCTACCGTGCCGGTAGCGGCCATTTGCACAACATCGCCATTAAAAATGCCGCTGCTGTACCCTTGAAGGATCGGGATCATGCGAGTAGAACCCGCAAAAACCTGACCGCCGATCAAATTGACCGGCTTTAGCCCGTAGGGGGCGTCAATCGTGGGATAAGCCATTTAAGACTCCATAAAATTTAAGTGCCTTTGCCAAAGCTAGTTGAAGATTTTCTCTCTTTAAATAGAGGCATCCTCGGGTCGCTCTGGCGCATAAGCCCATTGTCCACAGCTTCCGTTTGAGCCGCTGTTTGTTTTGCGTAATACTCATCACGCTGTTCAGCAAACTCAGCGGGAGTCTTGCAGAGCAAAAGACCGCCGATTTCAATATTGTCCTTGTACCGGCTAGTTGGGTCAGCCAACAACCGAAACTTAGGTTGCTCTTCCAGAGCCACCGGCTCCCACCCCTCGCGGAGTTTCGCCGATACGTTACGCGGGTCATACTGATTCAGCGTTGAAACGCGAATCCATCGATACGCATATCCGGGCTGTTTGTCAGGTTCCGGCAAAAGCTCAGGAGGCATCCATTGCTTTGGGCGGGTATCCAGTTCTCGGGTGTCTAGTTCGCGTGTCTTAGTCATTTCAGTTCTCCATTTGAAGTACGGCGTGAGCGTATTGCTCGGGGGTTAGTCCAAGCTTCTTCGCAATGCTTAACTGTGAAGACTTGAGTCGAACCGTTTTTGATGCTGTGCTACGGGTTGCAGGAGCAACTACCGCGCTTTTTGTAGGACGTTCGTCCTTTTCAAACTTATCCGAAAATCTATGTCGCATCTCATTATCGATGCGTCTGTAATATTCCTCGGATGCTAACACAACTCCTTCTTCTTTTAGCAATTCATGCATTGCCAAAGCAGTCGCAGTCATCACTTTGTCTTGTCCAAACCACGGATTCTGGTTTTTCCATCGAACAGCAGTGGGATCAGCCTGAATCTTTGGAGCAGTATACTCCTCATCTTCTATTTGTCTAGGCTTAAATTGCTTAACCTTTTCATCTCGCAAAGCAATTTCGGTAATTCTTTGCTGTGCCTCAATGATTTTATCGGTATCGCCAGACTCATAAGCCTCCTTATAAGCCCTTTTTGCCGCCTCTTTTTCAAATTCAATGTTCTTTGAAATGGTTGAAACAGTGGCTTTTTCGGTCTCAGAAAGGCTATTTTTGAGCTTTTTATTCTCTTCAATAAGCCTCTGAGCCACCGATAAGGCTTCATTTTGCTCTCTTAGCGCCTGTTCTTTTTCCCGGCGCTCGTCATGAGCAAGCTTTTTTAAGGCCAAAAGCTTCTTTTTTACCTTAGCTGAGTAGTCCTCTAGCTCATCTTTGTACAATTCATCCCTAACTTCCTTGGGAAGCGGGGATTTATTCTTGTCTTCTTCCGGGGTATCGTCTTCAACCTCAATTTCTAGCTTACTTTCAGCTTCTTTTGAGTCTTTTTCAACCTCATCCGGGAACTTATACTCTTCTTTTTCAAATTCAGCCATGTTTAAGCTCCTTATTTACGCTTAATTCCACGAGGGTCAAGAACCGTTCCTTCTACCGAGTCATCATTGATCATTCGGAACTCTTTTCCATGAATGACAAGGCGCGATCCGGCGTGGGGGCGGGTTAAAACAAAATCACCAACCTTGCACCAAGGCCCGGATGGGAATCTTGCAGGGTCTTTGTAGCAATCCGGACCCAATGCCACAACAAAAAGAACTGTGGTAAGGAGCTCTTCAGAACGAATAGTTGTTTCGGCTTTGATTAAGCCGCTTTCATATTCCTCTTCAATCTCAGGGATTGCACAAAGGATTTTGTAGCCGGTTGGTTTAGGCAACTGGGTGGCTTTTTCTTCCGCAGTTTTGGTTGTTGAACCAATAATCACGGGGTTGTCTGGATTTGTGGCCAGTAGGATTTCAGTCGTCATTAAATTCCTCAAGTTTCGAGCGTAGGTCTTGGATGTTTAAACGGGCGTAGAGTAGACCTTTTACCTCTCCGACCATTCTCTGGTATTCAGCAAAGTCCTTTGCGGAACCATCTCCCAAAGATTGCTGAATTAATGTGACCCGCTGGTCAAGCCACTTGGCCAACTGGTCTAAATACTTATCCACCATTAAATTCCTTTAGCTTGTTGGACAGCCACTTGCACCGCCATTCGAGTTTTTTCCAAGTCTTCCTTGTGTTTATGCGCCAAAACATCCTTTTCGGCTGCATTCTGAAGCTTCATTTGCTCTAGCTGGGCCTGTAGCTGCATCTTTTCCCGATCTAATTGAAGCTTTTGTGCCTCCAATTGAATATCTGCCTGATCCTTTTGAGCTTTCCTTTGGATTTCTTGCGCCTTCTGTTGGAGTTCTTGTTGCTGCATTTGAACAATAGGGTCTTGCGCCTGTTGCTGAGCCTGCTGCTGCGCGGCTTGCTGCTGATGCAGTTGCAGCAATTGCTGACTCGCGGTAGCCACCAACCTAGAAAGATCAACCTCCACCTGCTCAGGAAGCTGCTTATCAGGAGGCGGCAGCGGAACTCCCATCTGCTTCTCAATCTGAGACCGATACTGGAAGCCCAAATGCTCAGCAATATGCGCCTGTAGAGCAGCCATGATCTGGTTGGCTTGAGGGTTTTGGCCAATGGTTTGCATTACCACCGGGTCAGACATAAACGCCTGATGCGCCGCGATATGGGCGTCGTGGTCCTGATAAATAAACGCCTTCATGGGTTTGCCATTGACTGCATTCATGTTTTCCGAGATCGGATCAACCGGCTTCTGGTCATCTTCCAGCTTAACCAGCTTTTCCGCGTTCTTAATATTCAGCACCTCCAGCATCTGCCTATGCAAATAAGCCATGTCATATAACTGAGGCGCTTGGCTGGCTAGCTGCATTACCGCCTGATACTGAACAACCTTCTGCGACAATGTGGCTGCATTAGGGTCCGACACCGGGATAACATCCACCATGTCATAATCGGACTTCTTGGCCTTTCTGCTCCCAACGTCCGGCTCATACCCATACTCGGCGGGGGTATAGTCGGCAATGATCTTCTTGAGAAGGCGCAGCTCCTGCTTGAATGCATAGTGGATACGCGCCTGAACCGAAGACATCACCTTAAGATTTCTCTCAAGGATTGCTAGGGTGGTGCCAACCGGGGAGTTGGCCGACATGTCTGAAATCTGAAGATCTGCGGTGTTGGCAAACCTTCTGCCATCCTCAACAATCTGATTCAGGAGAGTTAAAAGAACCTGACTGGGTTCTGTATAGGGCAACAACATAATGTTGTCTTTGATGGCCCCCGAAGGCACATCCACATCCCTAAACTCCGCTGGGGAGATCGGGGTGTCATCTCCCTTAACCCTCATGCCTCGGGTCTTAAACCCGCCCGGAAGGTTCTTCAGGGTTCCCGCATCAACCAACTGCCGAATGATGGATGTTCCAGATTTGGCAAAGGCTCCAATCAAATGAATGAGACCGAATGCATAGAAACCGAAGCCCGGCACATACGGGTAATGTACAAAGTGCTGGCGTTTCTTGTAGCTTTCATCGCCCTCTTCCCAATTGCGGCGTATGGCTAAACAAGTGTTGCTGCCTTTCTCAATGGTGACCAAGTAGGGAAGAGCAATCCCTGTTGGCTCTCCATTCTCATCTACATGCTCATAGCCTTCCAAATCCAAATTAACTTGGATTTCATAGAGCTTATACCGGTCATCTGAGGAGGCTCTAAAGCCCATCTTCTCAGCGATCTTTTTCTCAACCTCATCTAATGTATTGTTGGGCTCTCCCAGATCTTCATCCGCATAGAACCCCATCACCTGAAGCTGCCTGAGCTCATTCTCCGTTTTGCGCATCACATGGGTTACGCGAGGAGATGTCTCAATATTAGATGCCCCGTAAGGCACAATCACATCCTCGGCTGGCACAAATAAAGAAACCTGCCGATTCAAGCTTGGGTCAAAATAAACCTTTTTGAAAGCATTCCCGGAAAGACCCAAACCCCAAAGCATCCTCTCTGTTTCAGGGCGGTACTCAGTCATTACCTCAGTAAGCTGGTAGTTCATGTCATCCTCGACCCGAACCGCCGCTTCTTTCTTCTGAGGGGTTTCCTTTCCTAAGATCTCAGTTCTTACCGGCCCCTT